CCCAGATGGTGGCTAGCCATCTGATGTAGTCGCTATTGCGACTAGCCCCAGGCACTCTATCCCAACAAGGAGTTAGGAGAGAGCGATCATACCAGTATCGTGGAGGTACTCCGTCTTGTGAGACGGCAACCATACCACCCGGTGTGAGCCTCCCCGCGACCGCAGCCTGCATTAAGCCGGCCACGTTCACGTGGAAATGCCTATGGAAGTAGCCTGGAGGAACGAGTGTCAGCTTAGGCCGATACCCGGAATACCTCCATGTCCCATCACTCTGCCGGTAGCCATCCGGTAGGTGAGCGCTGGGGATGCGCAGACCAGCATCAGGGTTCTCGTCAAGAGGCACATAAGTAAGTGCTTTGCGATCGTCCCAACGAGGTCTGTCCGACCTGCCCTCTATGGTGCAGTATCGGAGGAGCCATTTCCTCAACAGACGAAAAGTCCTGTGGAGGATAAAACGATGGCGTGCAGCCCAGTCAACAAGGCCGTTGGTAGCAACAAAGAGCGCCTGAACCGTGTCTAATTGCTTAATAAACACGGGTCGGACATCAACCCCGCGGAAGTAGTCACCTCCGCAAGACTCTTTGAACCATCCCCCAACGAAGGACTTGCTGTCATTAACTTTATAACCAAGGAGGTGTAGTAGTCGCATCACGCGTAGCGCGATCGACTCATCAACGATAATATCATCGCCGAAGACCCCCCAGTTACCTGGAAAAGCAGGTAGCCCGTCCGCAGCCGAAGCAAGAACACTTGCGCTTCGATGCGAATTCGACCACCCAACCAGTTTGTGACCCGATAATCGGGCGACAGCTCGAACGATGCAGCACATGATCAGCGTCATATAGGAGAACGTAAAACCGTTCCCCATGGTACTGACCATATTTAGCTTAGCACAGTAACGACCAATACCTTTCTCCTCCACCTCAACGGCGGGGCAGCGGTATCTTACGACAGCGTCTCTAAACCAAGACGGCGTCTGCTGGAGAACCCAAGGATGGGCAAGGTCGGAGGCACTCTCTAAATCGAGAGTGGACAGGGTCCCAGTTGACCCTATCTGTGCAAGAACGCGGTTTTTTGCCTGTTGATTGGCAAGATCAATACCGAATTCCGCTTTGAGGATGCGTTCAATGCCTTCAGAAAGGCCTTTTTGCATCCACATATTAGCGGAGGGTTCGGTGGCGATCACGCGTCCACGATCGTAGGTTTTTGGTACGATTGAAATAACACTACAATCCCGCACGCTAACGCCATGTCGCTGTGAAGCGACGAAAAATGCGTTGGCGAGGGGCTCCGACAGGTTGTCGGAGCCAGTCACGAGGTCCCAAGTGGGACCAAGCCGTTCCGTTCGACTAACTGCCGAGCCAAACATCTTGTGATAGAAGTCCTTAGCCGAGGCGTCAAAAGACGCCTTGGGGCCGGGGGCTCCTTCTAAGTAATGTCTGGCAGGGCTATCGTCGATAAGCCCAGTATCTAGGGCTCTGGAGAGAACGTCATGAAGGGCGGATTTGAACTCGCCAATAAGATATTCATCCAGCGGAGTCTCGATCGAGGCAACTACATCGTGATCCCGGACATAATTATTAGCGCTGAAGAACTTATCCAACGCTAACGTCTGGGCCTCACGTGAGACGCCTGATCGGCCCTCGAACTTGCGGACACATTCAGCTACCAGTCGGTAGGCTGCGACGTCCCTTGGGTTGAGGTCGGGCCCCCAGGTGGGGGCTGACACACCGAGATCGGTGCGGATTGCATTAAAGAGCTTCTTGGACCGACTGACGTCGGATTCAGTATTTGTAGCACGCATACTATTGCTCCCAGTAGAACGAGGATAACCGCGACCAAACCGGTCACGGATTCATGCTTACGCACCGAGGTTACCGTCAATGACGGTGTCACCGAGGCCGCTAGCGATCGAGGTAAGAACCCCGATTGCTGCGGACAACAGTGATTTTACGCCAGCGACGTCATTGATGTCAGCGCCCGCAGGAATGCGGATGTTTCCATCGAAAAAAGAGACCTCGGTAAGACCGGAGGCCGCTGTGACGCCTTTGGCGACGGTGAATTTGTACTCGTTCTTGCCGGTCGCGCGGAGCGCAATCCCACTCGCAGCATTGATCACAGGTGCCGGTTTGAAACTAGCCGGACGAGCGATCGTGACTGAGAAGGGACGCGACACTGCGTGCACGTCAGTCGTGACGTTATTCAGCCCCGTACCTCCACGTGCGGACACGAGATAGCGGCGAGCCGGTTGGCTCCCGATCACTCGGTCTTCGGTGAAGGTGAAGGTCGGAGACGTCATGCCAGTTTGGGCGCTGCCCGTAACTGGGGAAGTGATGCCAACAGTCATGTTGGGTTCCTTAGTTGTTTTACTAACTCGTGGTTTAGCCCAGACCGGTTCTATGCGGATCAGGTTTTGATCCGTTGATAGCCGCTGTAAGGGCCCCCAGGTTCACGATTTGCCTGAGGCTTGGGAGACTGAAACGGAGGGTCACTGGTGGCAACTCGCCAGCAGTAGACCTAGACACTCGAGTCTTTGAGAGTCTGAACGTACCTCCTGAAGCCGAGCCTTGAAAATAGCCGTCTGTTATGTCTGGGTGGGTGTCAGCGAACCGAAATGGTTCACCTTGTATGTACCTGGTATTTTTTGTACCACGGTCCAAATACGTCACCCACGGACTTGCAGACGCGCTAGAGGCCCGATACAGGACGTCTCCGACGTTCGTGAAATAGTCGACCAGAAATGAAAAGGGAATTGCTTCCCACACGGCCGGGATAACATCCGGTAGTGCGAAACCTCCCATTCTCGCGAATGAGGAGGCGTCGTATCTCAAGGCGACTTTGCCTTTATATCGGACTTCCGAGGACTCACCTTCTCGCACGCGCTGTGAAGCGTATGCGAGAGGCGTATACTCGGAGTAGCCGAACGTGACATCACTGCTTCCACTGCCACTTATCTTCTTGGCGAGTTCCATGCCAAGTCGTGTAGTGAACTCATCAGAAGCAATAATGGCTTGGACTAGGTCGTTAGCAAGGGGTTCAACCCCAAACTTGTAACCTAGCCAAGTTTCCCCAAGAGCCGCCGCATAATCACGAGCACGGCGAATACTCTTCAGCCCTCCTACCTTGTGAGCAAAATCTACAGTGTGGCCAAACAAGCCACGAACAGAGTTCGTGAACATTGAAATGACCTCTGCAAACTCCGCAGCAAAGTTCAGTCCCGCAAAGGACTGCACCGCGTTGCGATAAGAGGAAAGCACTTGACTAGCAGCCTGGTGTTCCGCCTCTGATGAGGCAGACAATCCAGGGTCTCCGAAGCCAAAGCCGAGAGCATTAGGCGATACACCGCCGTAGCTCTTGACATAGCCAACGAAGATACCCTTGATTCCCTGCAGATAATACTGCAGGTTACCAGGTAGCTCTACATCGTGCCTGAAACCATCCAATAGAGAAGTGGCCGACAGGCCATTCGCTATGCGGGCTCTCCAATCCTTCGGAGAATCGCCGAGGTATACAACGTCCTCCGCATACACAGGTGCGTTCGTCGATTCGCTATTAACGCCTCCATAAGGCCAAACCCATTTTAGGGTGCCTGGAAGGTCGAATTGGCGTTTCGTGCGACGTACTGGCATGCGGTACCTTCTGGATGAGCAAAATGACCACCGAAAATAGAAAGTAGGTGGCGGGGTAAAATCCCC